TATCAATAATAAAAACTTGTCTTGGAAATTCTACAGGAGTATTTCCTGAGCCTGTGTCTGCTGTTCCATCTTTTAAATATTTTCGTAAAGTTTTTCTTCTATAAAGTTTCTTTCCTATAAGATCATTTGGTTCTAAACTACCAAGTGCATCTCCGAAAGTGCTTAGTATATTTGCAAAAGTAATTACAGGTCTTGCAGCTGTTCCTTGTGATTTTACTTCAAAGCCCTCTGCTTGAAGTGGAATTGCATCATAAGTATTTAATTGACTATTTGTATCATAGTCATACATTTGAACATTTGTTAAATCTGAATCTTCCCCTCTAGTAAAATAAGCACGGCTAGAACCGTCTGCATCAAGAGCAAGTTCATATAAAATAACTAAACCAGATTCTTCTTCAAGAGACTGTAACTCTTTGATTGCAATTTTTTCCGTCATGCTTCGTAAACTCTTCTAAATGTTGCTGTTAAGCTATAAAAATTATCGTATGCCCAAGTTTGATCCCACTTATCACATACGCATTTAATTGTTTCTGTGCTAGAACCTGCATTGCTGTCCTCTAAATCAAAACGAAATTTACTCACTCCACCAAGTGACTCAAAAAATGCCACAAGATCATCTATCTCTGCTTTTGGTCGAGTAGAAAAACTTACACTTATACTCTGGTCTAAATTATTAATACCATCCGCAAGTCTTTGTTCGTACCCATCTCCAAAAGTTACTACATGAACTTTTGGTTTACTAGCACGTTTTAGTCCTTTATCTGGTTGCACTGCTGCACTAAAGCCAGTAATATTTGACCCGTCATTTTGCATTATTCCAAAAGCCATTTCTTAACCCCCGCCTAATACGCCACCTGGACGCTTTTCTCTTTGTAGTGTTTCCATTACTGCTGCTTGAATAGCCATTCCCAATCCTTGTGCTTGCTCTGCATTTCCTGTACTACTTGCATTTCCGCCTGCATCAACATTAATCACTACATTGTTTGTTCCTCCACCACCGCCTGTCATTTCTACAGGGATAGTTCTTCCATCTGGTAAAGGTACGACTGCTTCATTGTACCTTCCTTCTCCAACCATGATTGTAGGTTGAGTAGCAATTCCACCCGTACCAAAACGTTTTGTACCTACTGAAGTATAACCTCCAGAAGCCATTCCACGAACAGGCATAATACCTCCATTTGCAAATCCTAAAAAACCTGTTACAGATGCTGCCATTTTCATTGCGGCTATTTTTGCCATTTCTTGTAATACTAATGTTGCTAAAGATTTAAAAGCATCTTTTGCAGTCATACTTCCTTCTGCAATTTTAACAAACATATCTTCAATACCTTTTGAGAATGTGTCTTGTATTCTACCAACTACTGATACTGAACGAGCATATTCTTGAGATTGAAGTTGTAATATTTCTAATTTTTTCTTTTCATCTTCCATTGCTTTTTTGTTGGCTTCGGTTGCTGTTTGTTGATATGCCAATTCTTTTTCTCGAACGGTTGCTGTTTGATTCATGATATTAAATCTAAACTCTTCATTTTTGATTCTTTCTTTTTCGAAACGAGAAGCTGCGTCACTTCGTCCCCCTACTCTTGCAGAATCTGCTTGAGTTTGTAATAATCCTTCGCTTGATGTAGTTCGTAAGTTTTGAATTGCTTTGATTGACCCAAAAATTTCTTGAATTGCTTTATTCATATCCTCTGGACTCATACCTTCTGCTGGATCTCCAAATAATCGTTGATAAATAGCTCCTACTGTTTCTTGTTGTGTTTGATCTAACGTTTCACCTAATGTGCCTACTTGAGTTATTAAATCTTCCATAGGATCAGATTTATTAAATATACTAGAAAATTTGCTTTCGAAAGCATCCAAGCTACTGTTTAGAGTATTAAATGCTGCTGTAGTTGCGCCTGCTTCTCCTGTTCTACCTAAAATCATTTCGAAAATTTTATCGATACTCATAGTATCTTTATTCTTTAAAATTTTTGCGAAAGTTTCATCAACAGTTGCTAATTTACCAATAATTCCATCTTTTCCAAATATAGATTCTTCTAGTTTAACAAGATCTTCTGCTCCTGCAAAGCCAGGACCTTGTGCAAAAGAAGCATCTAGAAGATCTTTGTAATCCTTAAATATTGCATCAACACCAGAACTAGAGATCATGGCTTCCATTTGTTTTAAAGAAGCTCCTTTTCCTGTCTTAGCTTCTTGTAACTCCATTGATTTAAAAAATGCGGAAACTTCATCTGCAGTTGATTTTGCTCTTTCACTTAACTCTTTAAAATCTTCTTTAACTTTTGCGATTGCTCTATTTTTACTTGCAACTCCCTCTAAACTCTTTCCGAACTCTTGTACTTTTCCGCCTGCTATTTCCGCTCCTTTACCGACTAAGTCTAATCCTCCTCCTAAGAGTCCTCCAATAAAAGGTAAGTCTCTCACTTTATCTGCGATATTTTGAAAAAATTCTCCAATTTTACTAATCATTTTTCCAATACCTTTTGTTACATTATCTAGATTCTGACCTAGACTTCTTACTCCATCAATAACAAGAGTAATAATTCCAACAAAAGCAATGAGTGATAAAGCTCTGTTTATTCCTCTTGCTGCAAATTTTGTAACTGTAACCATTCCCATCATAACGCCTTTAAATGCTGTTCCCATCCCAAAAAATAGTACTTTTGCAGTAGAAGTGAAAACTTTCAAAGTTCCTGTCATAACTTTAGTAGCAATACTTGTTTCTGCTTGCATTTGTTTCATTGCTTTTTTAAAGGATCGTACTCGCTTAATATCTTCACCTGCAAAAATACCTGTTACTATTTTTCCATGTTTTTTATATTGAGCTTCAGCATTTTTTAAGGAAGTGTTTAGTCCTGCAGCTTGTTGTCTACTTAAATTTTTTCCTTTTTGCAGTGCTTGAATACCTGCAGATTTTCCAGCTGCTGCACTTGTAAGTTCCCCTGCTTGTCCTTTTAATCTTGCTTTTGCCGTTCTTGTTTGCTGTATTCCTTCTCCAATTCCTGCAAAAGAACTTTTCATATCTCCAAACGCGGTGGCTGCTCCTGCTCCCATCCTTCCCATCATGCTATTACTAATACTTTCATTCATTTGCTCAATACTTGGTATTACAGATTTTGTAATACCTGTTACAAAAAGTGCAAGTGCAGCAATCGCTGATCCAATATTATTTGAGAAGAATCCTCCGAGTGCCTCTGCAAGAGGAGTAATAGCTAACATTGCTGAATCTTTTAAGTCCATAAAAGTTGCTATGAGTTGGTTGAATTGGTTGACAGGAACTGCATCTGCTACAGCTCCATATTTTGATTCTGCTTGTTCTAGTACTTCGTTGAGTACTGCTTGTGATTTTTCGAAAGTTGTAAGGTCTTTTGCAGTTTTATTTAAACGCAATGCATACTTTTTAGTAGCAGGTTCTAATCTAAGTATAATACCTAATTCATCGAGTAATTCTGGTTCTGCTTTTGTGACACCTCGTACTAATCTGTTTAAGGAATCTTCAAAGTTTCTACCAAGAGCTGTAGATGCTCCTTTGGCTGCTTTTGCAAGTCTTGACATTTGTTCTTGTCCAAAACCTGCTGCTAACATTATTTGTGATTGCTGTGCGGCATTACGAAAGTCTATTTGAAATCCAGTAGCTTTTTGTAAATTTTTTGCTAAAGAGTTTACCATAGTACCAGTAGAAGCAGCAAAGGCTCTCATACCTTCATTTAATACTCGAAAGTCTGAAGCCTCTGTCAATGCTCTAAATACAGCACTTAATGCAAACAATTGAGCAGCAAGGGTAGCATATGCAGGTACTAAACCACCTGATATACCTTGGGACATTTTTGAAAAGTTTTTCGAAGCATTAGAGGATGCCTGAGCAGCACCTTTTAATTGTCTATCAGCATTTGCAGCTGATTTTCCAACTTTGTCTATCTCTTTTGCACTTTTCTTCGCTTTATTTCCGACGACCTTTAAATTACCGTCATCATCAATAACTACTTTTCCTATAACTTTAAAATCTGCCATTTATCCTCTTACATTTATACCAGGAGTTTTTCCTGCCTTTGCTTTGTTTTCACTAGCTTTTCTTTTTCTTTCTAATTCTTTATTTACTTTTTCTGAGTATCGGGCTTCTATATTTTTTATCCAAAAAATACAGTCTTTTTTATTTTCTACGTCCCAAGTTTCTAAAAGCAGGGAGAGGGAAGAATAATCCTTACCCATATAAGAACCACTCATACCATCCCATCTATCGGGTAAAAGGTTATGCAATAAAAAAGCCACCTGAACTTCAGAAGGATAATCTTCCATAGCTGGTGGCATTTCGTTAAAATCAGGATCTACTCCTCGTTGTTCACATAAATCTAAATAAACATCGAGTTCAAGTTGTCCATCTTTGTATTGTTTATCAAGTAACGATATTATTTGTGTTACTTGACTCTGGTAAAATTTTCTAAATCACCTGTTACTTCTGTAACCCAAGTGTCAAAATCAGCTGCATTTTTCATCAGCGTTTCTGCGTTTTCTTGAGAAAATAAAAGTTCATCTTCGGGATTAAGACTACTAATGTCCACCAATAGAAGCTCTTCGAGGTAAGAATATTTTAAGCCTTTCCATCCCTTAATTACAGCTTTTACGTACTCTACTAAAAACTTGTCTTCATCAAGTTGTTCTTCAAATGCTCTAGTCTTACGATTAAACTTTTGAGATACACAACGATTTCGTAGTTTTAATAGTTCTTCTCTTGCTAAATAGCAAAGGTCAACTGAAAATCCTGGCATACTAGGATAATCTACTGAAACTGTTTTGCTTGGAGTTAATAAACTCGCTAGTGATACTGATTTGTTTTCTTGTTCTGTCATTCTGTTTCCTGGTTAAATGAGGGGAGGGTTGCCCCTCCCGTCTAAAATTATGTTACTGTTGGTCCGAGGAAGATTAAATCTATCTCGTCTACAGCGTCAACTGAGGTTGGTAAGGCATGGAAAGTTGTTTCCAAGCTTATGATATCATCAATTGAATGTGTTGGTACTTCAAGATGGCAGTTGTTTAAATTTGCAACTACTCTTGGAGTATTTCCTGTTCCACCAATAGTAAATGTCAAATCAAATGAATTTGTAATTACTGAGGTAGATTCAATGATGTCCTCAAATAAATCTGCACTAGATGCACCAGATGAAGGAGTATTTAAGTAACAAGTAAAGTTACCTGATACAGAACGAGTTCCTGTAACATGTCCTAAAGGCTGGTTTACAATGCCTAGTGTTTCTGGTGTTAAGAAAGTAATATTGTTTCCAATAGTAATATTTCCACCAGTTAGTGTTAATGTATAAGTATCAGTCATACCTACATTTGAGAAAGTAAGTGTTGCACCATCTGCGATAGACATTGCGGCACTTAATGTCAAAGTAGTACCTGATATTGCAGCTACAGTTGTACCTGCAGTTACTCCAGTTCCTGAAACAACCTGTCCGACTTTAATTAATGTACTACCATTATCCAAAGTGACAGATGTAGAACTTGAAACTGCTCCGTTAACTGTATCTGTTACAACATCATTAGTTAAAACTAAGTCTGTTAATCTATTTCTAATAAAGTTGTTAGTATCAGCTGCTGCTGTTCCTTCATAAATAGTTGCTGTTGACATGGTAGTTTCTTCAGTTATAATCTTACCGAAGCCTGACCAGTTTGCTGTTGCAATTCCATCGATATCAAAATCAATTGAAACTTCATTTACAACACAACCTTCTATTTTGTAAACAGTTGAACTAGCTTTACCACTGCCCATTTCGAAAAATAGATCAAAGGTATCTAATGCAACTTTGTTTGAATTTGTAAAAGCTATATTTGCGTCTGTACCGTCAGCTGTTAAAGCTGATCCAGATGCGCCTACTGCTCCACTTCCTGCCAAAGCATTCCATAGAGGTTCTTCTACCATGTGATGTGCGACTGCTGAATGTTCTCCACCTGAGCCTGCACCACCAGATTTGAAAGGTCTGATGTAAGTCTGAAATGACCATTCTGCAGGAGCGTAAGAATCTGTAAACATTTGTCTAGATCTTCGACTAACACCTGCTGCTGTTGCCATCTCATTCAATGTAACTTCCGTTGCATTGGTTGCTTGAGAGAAACTAAATCCGTCTAGTACTGGTATCTTATAGATTGCTCCTGCGCTATCAGTAAGATGAACTAACGTATCTCTCGAGTAATAAAATGTATCTGCCATTTTACATTCTC